AGGCTCCGTGACCGCGCCCGATATATGGGATTAGTTTGACGTCCATCGTATATAGTGGACAGTAAGGTATTGATGGATGAGATTATGGCAATTGAGGTCGCCCATAGTATCTATCTATATGTCATCTCAAGTGGAGTGTCCAAATCGAACGATGGGAATCCGACATGAATGAGTACGCGGGCTTGGTCCACACCGAGGATCAATTCACCAAATCCGATGACGAGTGCCCTCATCCGGAGTACTGGCACGCACCCGACTCCGAGTCGGCGGAATGGGAAGTCACAAGGCTGGTGGCGGCCATGGCGTGTGCGCTCCGGCCGGCCTTGATCGTCGAGACGGGGTCGCATGTGGGAGCTACCGCCGAAGCCATCGGCCGGACACTGAAACGGGCGTCGCGAGGCCAACTCATTACCATCGAAATTGACAAAACTTTGGCGGAGCGAACCCAAAACCGCGTTTCGGGCCTACCGGTGACCGTCGTTCGAGGGTCGAGTCTGGACTACGAGCCGCCCGGACCGGTGGAGTTCTTCTGGCTGGACTCGGATGTCGGAATTAGGGCGGAGGAGGTACGGCACTTCCTGCCATGGACCACGCATCGGACGGTTTTCGGTGTTCATGACACAGGGCCGAGACATTGCGTGTCGAAGTATCTCTGCGGGCTGGTCGCCGAGGGGATCATCCAGCCACCTGTGTATTTACCGACGCCCCGGGGTGTTTGTTTCTTCCGATTGGGCTTCTCTGCGCCTACGCGCGCAGAGGTCGGCTGCCGCCGTTAGGATCGGATCATGGCCAACTATCAACCGCCCAAAGAGAATAAGGCCGGACGATGGACTTCGCCCATCGATGTGCCGCTCGATCCGGCGCGTGGTTTCGGCATGCCGGCCCCCCCGTTGACGGATCGCGGGAGATTGCATCGAAACACCGCCGAATGGTGGGACCTTTGGGTCCAGTCGCCCCAAACGAAGTTTTTTGGCGGGTCTGACTGGGCTCGACTGATCGCCTTGATTCCTCTGGTCGACCGGTACAACAAGATCGTCGACACGTACCGGTTCGTCGCTGTCATCCCGCCGTCGAAACTCACCGAGGTAGCGGCCAGTAAGGAGAAACACGCCATGGCCTTGTGGGGGCAGGCCGCGAAACTCCTATCTGAGATTCGGCTGAATGAGGGGTGTCTCGGCGGTACTCACGTGGACCGGTTGCGCGGTCGCATGAAGACCGATCAGCCCGTCACGGAAGCGCCGAGGGTCGAAGATGGTCGGGCGACCGCGAGGGACTTCCGTGGACGTCTGCGGTCGGTACCCAGCCCGGGATCGAAAATCGGGTAGATGCAAACTGGGAATCTGCCCTGTGGTGTGCCGGAGGACCACGGGCTGAAAACGCTCGGGTGGCAAGTTTGCGCGTGGATCGAACGGCACCTTCGCCAACCTGACGGTCCGCTCGCCGGCCAGCCGTTTCGGCTCACAGGCGAGCAGCTCCATTTTCTCGTTTGGTGGTATGCGGTAACCGGTACCGGGCGATTTGTTTACACCCGTGGTGTGCTGCGGCGAATGAAGGGTTGGGGTAAGGGGCCGATCACGTCAGCGGTTTGCGTGACGGAGCTGATTGGCCCGTGCAGGTTTGGCGGATGGGATGACGACGGGGAGCCGATCGCCGTCCGGCATCCCCTGCCGTGGGTGCAGTTGGCGGCTGTGTCGCAGACACAGACCGGAAACACGTACGATCTGGTGCGAGCCATGGTCGGCGATCGGAATGAGGTCGACGGGTTCCCGGTTGACGTGGGGTTGACCAGGATTTACGCCGGAGAGCGTAACGAGCGCAAGTTAGAACCTGTCACCGCGCGGTCTGAATCTTTGGAGGGTGGCCGGCCGTCGTTTGTGAACGTCGATGAGCCTCATCACATGACGGCTGGGAATCGGGGCATTCGTGTTGTCGAAGTTTGCGACCGGAATCTCGCGAAGAGCCGTGACGGGGCCGCGAGGATGTTGTTGACGACGAACGCCCACTCGCCCGGGGTTGGTTCGGCGGCCGAAATCGAGTACGACGCGTTTTTGGACATCAAAGAGGGGCGAGCGCGGCGCGCGGCGACCCTCTATGACTGTGTCGAGGGGCCTGACGTCGACATGACGGATGAGGCGGCGTTACGGGAAGCTTTGGCTGAGGCCGCCGGGGATTCGGTGTGGTTGGACTTGGATCGGATTTTGGATGAGATCTACAATCCGAAAACCAAAGTGGAGGATTCGATCAGGTTCTATCTTAACCGGTTGGCGGCCGCGTCCGGGGCGTGGATCTCGCCGGATGTCGTCAAAACGGCTCTGGTCGCGGACGTGATCGCCGACGGCGACCATATTACGTTAGGTTTCGATGGTTCGATTAGTGATGACGCGTCGGCCCTGGTCGCCGTTCGACTTTCGGATGGGCTGGTGTGGGCGGTCAAGGTGTGGCAGAAGCCCGACGGGCCGGGAGGTGAGGGTTGGGAGCTCGACCGTGAGGATGTCGATAGGCTTGTGGAGTGGGTGTTCGGCAAGTATGACGTGGTCGCGTTCTTTTCCGACCTACACCCGTTCGAATCTTATGTCGACAAGTGGGCGGCCGTCTACGCGGAGAAACTGTTCACGAAGGCTTGCGGCAAGCATTCGATCGCGTTCGATATGCGGACGGGGCATGTGAAACGGCTGTTCACACTCGCGGCTGAGGCCGCTCACGCGGGACTGAGTGACGGATCGATCAAAATTTCGACGAAGGGCGACAGTACCAAGCTGTGCCGACACTTTTTCAACGCCATGGATTGGCCGAACCGGTACGGTGTCGGTTTTGGTAAGGAGGGCCGAGCGTCGCCACGTAAGGTTGACGCGGCCGTCTCGGCTGTCATCGCGCTTGCCGCGCGGAAAGCCGCGATCGAGGATGGAATCCTCGGCCATAAGAGGGCACGTAAAACCACAGGCCCCGCTTACGCCGGGTTCTAATCGATAGGATGTCGCCATGGTTATGAGCCCTGAGGATATGGTCGAGTACGCGGCGGATGTCAGGATTTCCGAGAGCCAGCGTCTTGACGTGATCGACAACTACTTGAACGGCACGCATCGAAAGCCTTACATGCCTAAGGGTACATCGGTAGAGTTTCGCGAGCTCGTTGCCAGGTCTGTCACCAACCTCACACCACTGTTGGTGACGATTCCCGCGCAAAACCTGTTCCTCGACGGGTTTCGGGTCCCTCGGTCGAATAGCCAAGAGCCAGTCTGGCAGGTGTGGCGGGCGAACGGCATGAACAGCCGCCAGAGCGCCATCCACCGGGGCGCGCTGACGTTCGGGGCACACTATGTGACCGTGCTGCCCGGCGATCCCGTACCGGTCGTCAAGCAGTCGTGCGCGCTTTTGACCACCGTCGTCTACGACGACGATGACGACGACTGGCCTGTGTTCGGGGTCCGATGGGGTACCGCGCTGCGCGGTGGCGAGACCGTCAACACGGCCACCGTCTACGATTCGGATTCGGTGTACGAGTTCGAGTCGACGTATAACGACTCGGCGTGGCTGCCTGTCGCGGGGGCGACCCACGGCCTAGGCGTTTGCCCGATCGTCCGATACCGACCGTCCATCCCCTGGTCGCCAACAGCGCCAGCTAGGGGTGTGATCGAACCCCTGATCGCCTCGCAGGATCGGCTGAACGACACCACCCTGAATCTCATGATGGCGCAATCGTTCGGATCGTTCCGGCAGCGATGGATATCCGGACTACCCGTCAAGCTCGATGAGGATGGAAACCCAAGAGAGCCGTTCAAGGCTGGTGTCGATCGGCTGTGGCAGGCGGCCGATCCTGATGTCAAGTTCGGCGACTTCAGTCAAACCGACCTGAACGGCTATCTGCAATCGCAGGATAAGTGCGTGCTGCACATGTCGATGATGGCGCAAGCACCCCCGTACTACTTGATCGGACAGGTCGCGAACCTGTCAGCCGATGCCCTGGTCGCGGCCGAGACTGGCTTGGGTCGGATGTTGACCGAGATGCGAACCATCCTCGGCGACCAACATGATCAGACCATGCGGTTGATCGGCCGAGCCGGGGGTGTCGCGGTCGACTTGGCTGCCGAACCCCAGTGGCGTGACACCGAGGCGCGTTCGATCTCGGCACTCGCCGATGCCCTGGTCAAGTTGAAGGATCTCGGAATCCCGCCACGGGCGCTGTGGGAGCGGCTGCCGTGGGCGACTGAGGCTGACCTTGAGGCGTGGTCGGCGATGGCGGAGGAGCTTGGCCCCGACGCTGTCATGGCGGCCGTGCTGGGCACCAACGGCGGCGGGGAAGACGCCGCCGAAGGGAACGACGGTGGCGAAGAGGACGACGGTGGCGCCTGATCTGACAGCCGGGTTTGCCCGATCCATGAACGAAGTTGGGCGGGTCGCGCTCGCCACAGCGGCGGCGGCGGCGGCGGCCGTCGACTTCTCGGACTTGAGTTTGGCACTGCTGTCTTGGATGCCAACCGCACTCGGGATCGCCAGATTGGGGTCGGCGCGCACAGGCGATTTGGCCGTCCAGTATTACGGGCGGCTGCGGGTGGCCCAAATCGGCGAGGAATATTCGGGTCCGTCGCTAATCTGGGCCGCCGAGATCGACTTGGGGCAGTTTGGTAATAGCGCGTCGTACGCGTTGTTGGGTGTATACCGTCGCGCTGTCGCCGCCGGACGCGCGCCTGATATCGCGGCGGCTTTCGCGCGCGCGGCCATGGCTAGGTCGACGTCGAGGTACGCCCTGGCTGGCGGGCGGAACACGATAGGCGCGGCCGTCCGTGGTGACGGGGAGGCGGTTGGTTGGCGGCGTCGCGGTTCTGGTGGGCCGTGCGCGTTCTGTTCGACGCTGATAGGTAGGGGGCCGGTTTACAAAACCGCCGAGTCGGCCGGGAAGCTGCACGCATACCACGACAATTGCCACTGTTTTACTGAGCCTGTGTTCCGCCCCGCGCGGATTTCCACCTGACGGGGTGTGGGTTGACGATGGTGTCCCGTTGAGGCTCTCTCATGGTTGCCCGCGACCCCGAAGCCTAACCCGGAATTGCCATTACCGCGGTAATCGATATGCTGTGTTTGGCGCCAGCCGCGCCACGATGAACCCCCGGAGGGTAACGAATGTCCGACAAAGATAGTAAAGGTACGAATGTGGATTCTGTCTCCGCGATCCCCGCTGGCGATGTCGGCGCGTTACCGGAGTGGGCGAGAAACCACATCGCCGACCTTCGATCTGAAGCGGCAAGCCGCCGCAGAGAGCTGAAAGAAGTCAAACTCGGTCTCGCTGAGATCGACAAGCTCAAAAGCGACCTGACTGCGGCGACTGACACGAACGACAAGCTGCAAGGAGAGATTCTGCGCGGCCGAATCGCGTCGAAAGTCGGGCTGTCCGCCGATTTGGCGTCGCGGCTGGTCGGCTCGAACGAGGAAGAACTCACGGCCGACGCCGAGGCGCTCAGCAAGTTGCTTGGCGGCCAGGGCGACAATGGCGGCCAAGGTGGCGGTGGCGACAAGGGTGACAAGGGTGACGGGGGCGACAAGGGTGACGGGGGCGACAAGGGTAACGGGGGCGGCCAGGGAGACGGGGGCGGCCAGGGAGACGGGGTCAATGGCAGGCCAACACCGAAACTTACCGGCGGGGCGTCGGCTCCGGGCGGATCGGGAACGTCAGACGTCAACAAAATCGTACAAAACACGTTAAGCCGGGGGTTTTACTGATTCCTGGTAAACAGAAGGGTTTGTCATGGTGAACACGTGGATCGATCAAGCGCCAGTCGTTACCGATGTGGCGCTCGGATTGCTATTCCAGGACCTGGTGCTCGGCGCGTGCGTCTATCGTGACGCGCAGTCCAGCTTCCAGGGGCAACAGGGCGACACCATCAACATCCGCCGCCCCGCTCGCCTCACCGCCACCGACGTTGGCGTGGACGTCGACACGCGCACGGTGTCCGGACAAGCCCTCGTTGAGACATCAATCGCGATCAAGCTTGAAGAGTATCCGACGAACGCCGTCACCCTTTCCGACGAAGACCTCACCCTTGAGATTGACGACTTCGCCGGGCGGGTACTGGCACCGCAGCTCCGATCCGTCGCCGACTACATCGAAGCCGCCATCGCCGACGCGCTCCAACTCGCTACCGCGGGCGACATCCTCGCCGTGGCCACTGATGGCAGCGACATCGGGGACGTCATCGTCGATGCCAGGCAGGCGCTGAATGATGAGAACGTGTCTCGATCGAACCGGGTCCTAGTCGTCGGATCACGGCTTGAATCGATGATCTTGAAAAAACTGCAAGACGACCTACAGGCCGTCGACAACGGCCTGCACGGCATGGCGTTGCGCGAGGCTGTCATCGGCAGGCTCTCGGGGTTCACCGTGGTTGGCAGCAACGAGCTCGACAAGGACGTAGCAGTCGCCATGCACCCGACATGCCTCGCCATGGCCACCGTGGCGCCGGCCGTACCGCAGGGCTGCGCCTACGGCGCCAGCCGTAACGCCCACGGTTACGCGATGCGGCACATTAAGGATTACAACCCCGTTAACCTATCCGACCGGTCAATCGTCGGAACGTATTTGGGTCTCTCCGAAGTCCTCGACGTTCCTCGCGACGGAGGATCGCCGGCCATGGTGCGCGCCGTGCAACTTTCTATCGGCGGCAGCTAACCTTACCGATATCGGGTGGCGATTGTGGGCGACAGTCGCCACCCGATGGTGAGTCGAGGAAGGCGGGGTCATGGCTGTATACGCGGATATCGACGGAATCGCCGATAGGCGTCCGGGCGGGCTCCCGGCCGGCATGGAAACCAGGTGCGGGGCGATCTTAGAGGACGTATGCGCCGAGATCGATCTCGCGACGGGTATGACATGGTCCGGCCCGACAGACCCCAACCTGCCACCGATGGTGGTGGTGATCGCGCGCAACGCGACGCTACGAAAACTCGACAACCCCGACGGACTGACGATGGTGCAGTCGGGCGGATACATGCATCAACGCCCGAACGACGCTAGTCGGCGATACACACTGCTAATCGAACCCGAGGTTTTGATTCTGAGTGAGGCCTCTGGGCTGCCCCTCACAGCTAGCCCGCGTACCCCGATCGATATCACGAGCGCCACTCTGTCAACGATGATGGGCGTCGAGGAAGTGTCCGAATCGGAGGTTTGGGTATGATCTGTTGCGGCCTACTGCGTGACACCGTCACGATCATCACCCCCGGAGTCATCACCGACCGGTACGGCCAGCCATCCGACGATTGGGACGATCCCGCGAGTGAAATCGAAGTTCAAGCGTTCTTTCAATCGTCGGCGTTGGCAGCTGGCGAGAAAGAAACGGCCAACCGTGACGCCGTCGTCCGCGACGCGACGATCCTGCTTGACATCGGAACGGACATCACCAGGGTCGACCGGATTGTGTACGGCGGGATGACGTATGAAATTGTCAGCACCCCACGGGAGTTGAACACGCCAACCGGCGCGTACGGGCTATCCGCGAATTTGAGGGTGGTGAGTGGTTGATGTCGAGATTTATTGAAAACCCAGAATTCGATGAGCGATTCAGCGAAGCCGTCATGAAGGTGTTGGAACCTGTGGCGCACCGGATCGCCGCCGAGGCCAGGGCGACCGCACCACGTGACACTGGGGCCTACGCGGGGGCGTTCCGGGTCGTCAAGGGCCGCAGGGAGTATTGGATCGTTAACGACGATCTGGCGTTGATCGAGTTGGGCACGCCCGACGGAAGCCACCCACGGCACCGCACCCTATATCGAGCGGCGATGAGGGTAACGGTATGACGACGTTCAACCCCGTCGTCCCCCCCGATGTAGAGTACGGGGTTCTTGAATATCTACGCGACGCGATACCTTCAATAGTCGCGGGGGTAGTCGTACCACGCGACTACGATGGTTCAACCCCATTCCTGACGGTCACGGCCATCGGCGGGACCTTCGATATTACCGGATATGGGACAACAACTTTCGATATCGACGCGTACGGTCCGGACAGGGCGTCAGCTGGCGACCTAATCCGCGACGCGTGCGCGCGCCTTCTGATCGCCAGCTACGGGCCGGCCGTGGCCGGCGTAGCCATCTGCAAGACCGCCGTCAGTGTCGCACCGCAGTACGTGACCGATACGATAGGTGGGTGGCCACATTGGCACGCGATAGCCGAAATTACGTGCCGAACTTCACGGATAGGAAGTTGACATGACGGAATACACGGGCACCTTCGAACCAGCTAACGCACTCGCCGGCGTGACAGGGGCAATCTACTACGCGCCATTTGGCACGGCGTTCCCCGATCCCCTCGATCTCGCCGACACCGGTTTGACCGACTGGGGAGCCACTTGGAAGTCTCTCGGAACGTTCAACCCTGACGGCGTCGAACACGAATTCTCCGAAGACATCCAAGAAGTCCCATCGTGGCAGAAGGGCATCGTTCGCGTCATCGTCAAGGGACGCACCGTCAAACTCAAGCTGACCGCGCTCGAATCTCGCATCGAGGTAATCCAGCAGTACTACGGCGAAGAGTTCGTTATGGGCGGCTCATTCGAATACGCCTACCTCGACATCAACCCGACCACGCCGCGCACGCCGTGCGCGTACGGGTTCGAATGGGTCGACACGTCAACAGGCGGAGTGTGGCGTCTCAAGATGCCCCGCGCGCAAGCCGGCAACCCCGAAAACTCGAAATTCAACGGCGAAGTCCTATCGTGGGGCATGTCCGTTTCGGCGCTCGGCTCGTCATCGACATACGTCGCCCAATGGGAAACCAACGAGCTTGAAATCATGGCGGGCCTCGGCTCCTAACCTGGTAGATCGAAAGTCCGCGTGTCCTATAAGATCGAGACATGCGGACTTTCGACCTCGCCCAACTTCGCTCCGACGCCCACGCCGATGAGGGCATTCCGTTCACTCTTGGCGAATTCACTGGCAAAATTTCGTCCCCCATATCCTGGTCAGAGGATGTCGTAGAGGCAGCTGAAGCCGGGAACATGAAACGGGTCATGGAACTTCTGCTCGGCGACCAGTACCAAGCGGCGCGCGAGGCCGGGATACGTCCGGGCGACGTTCAACTGATCATCGGGGCATATGAGACGGAGCAGGGTGAGACCGTGGGAAAATCCTCGGACTCGCGGCCTACCTCACCACCCACGGGCGCGCCATCGAAGCCGATCTCATCAGGTACTACCAAATCGACATCGTCAAGGACATCGAAACACCGCGATTGACGTGGCGTCGACTTGGCGTCCTAATCGAACATTCTCCAGACGATTCGGCGCTGACCAGGCAGCTCAAGGCCGAATACGGCGACGACGCGACCTGGTCTCGCGATCAGATGTTGATGGCCGAAGCCGTAGATCGGATCGGTCTGGTCGCGTACCTGCTCGGCGGGATGATGAGAATGTGGGCGGATCGGGGCGCGAAGAACCCCCTAGGTGAACATCCGCCGCCGCGAATTCCCAGGCCTGGGGTGACGGCGAAGGGTGACGGCGGATCGAACCGGAAGGGGACAGGCATGCGAGGCCTCGTTAAAGCGCTCGGCGCCCCGATCGAGTAGCCGGCCACTACCGATAGACTCGGAATCACGAGGGAGGGGTGACGATGTCCGGAATTCGGGTAGGTCGCGCGTTCCTAGATTTAGCCGCTGGTAACTATCGAGACTTGTTGAACGGTATTAGGGATGCCTGTTCGCGTGCGGGCAGGGAAGGCGAGGTCAGTCTCCGTCAAAGCATGTCGAGGGCCATGCTTTCCGTCGGATCGTCAATGAAGTCGATCGGATCGTCGATGACGGCGTCTATCACGCTGCCCATCGCGGCCGCGGGCGTCGCCGCTAGCGTGTTTGGATTGAAGACGGCGGCCGCGTTGGAGCAGGCGCAAATCTCGTTCGAAACCCTGCTCGGGAGTTCCGAAAAAGCTACGTCGTTCTTGGAGGGGCTGAAGCGGTTCGCGGCGTCGACTCCGTTCGAGCTGCCTGGTCTGATTGACTCCGCCAGGCAGCTCCTCGGTGTAGGCATGGCGGCCGAGAATGTTCAGCCGACGTTGCAGGCGTTCGGCGACGCGTCGGGCGCGCTCGGCTTGGGACAGGAGCAGTTCGGTCGGATCATGCTCGCCACGTCGCAGGCCATGTCAGCTGGCAAGTTCCAAGCCGGGGACCTGCTGCAAATCACCGAAGCTGGTATTCCAATTTGGATGCTGCTTTCGAAGGCTTTGGGTAAGCCTGTCGCCGAGATTCGAAAGTTGTCCGAGGAGGGCAAGTTACTGACTTCCGACGTCCTTCCCCTGCTGCTCACACAGATGGAGAAAGACTACGGCGGGGCGATGGTCAAGCAGTCGAAGACCCTGAACGGGGTTTGGTCGACGTTCAAGGACACCATCGGTATCGGGTTGGCGAACGCGTTTTCCAAGTCCGGCCCGGCCATCGCCAGATCGATGGAAAAGCTCAGCGCGTCGATGGTGCCGTTGTTCGTGGCGTTGACGCCACTGATCGGTTCTGTGATCGCGGCTGTCGTCCCACTGGTTGGTTTCGTGGTCAAGTTGGCGGCGGCGTTCACGAAACTTTCCCCGAAGATGCAAAAGGTCATATTCTATGGTGTTTTGGTGGCGGCGTCGCTCGGCCCGATTCTAACGATCCTCGGCACGATCATGACCGCGATCGGGGCGATAGTTGGCGTGGTCAGCGGACCGATGTTGATCGTCATCGCCGTAGTCGTGGCGATTACGGCCGCGTTCGTAACGTTGTGGCGGACAAATGAGAAGTTTCGCGCGAACATGATCTCGATTGGCAAGTCGATCATGAGCGTGTTCGGTCAACTCCGTTCGGCGATCACGCCGCTGACGAAGACCGCGCTTCCGCCGCTGAAGCTTGCTTGGGATGTACTTAAGGCCGCCATGTTGGCGATCGCCCCCGTGGCGCGGGACATCGCGAACTGGTTCGCCACGAAGATCATGCCGGCGGTCGTGAAGCTCTATGAGGGTTTCGCGAAAGATCTGCAACCCGCGATTAAGAAACTCACCGAGTTCGTGAACAAAGATCTCATTCCGGCGATAAAGGACGCCGCGAAGTTCTTCCAAACTTACATGCTCCCAGTGTTGAAAGCTGTCGCCGAATTCGTCCTCAGTAACTGCGGACCGGCGTTCAAGGGTCTAGCCAAGATCATTACGGCCTTAGTCACCGTATTCGTCGGATCGTTCAAGGCCATCATCGCGGTAGTCAGAACCTTTTGGGATGTCGTAGCCGGTACCGTCATCGTCGTCAAGGCCGTATCCAAGGATATCGCTACCGGGTTCGGAGTGGTCAAGAACGTCACCGTGACGGTGTTCAGCGCGGTCAGCGGGTTCATTACGGCAATCTTTAATAAGATCAAGAGTTTCATCACGGGATCCGCCAAGGATATTTGGTCTAGTTTGTCTGGCGCGTGGAATTCTATATACAAGTCGACATCAACCACGCTCACATCCGTATATCGGCTTGTCGCTCAAATCTTCAGCTCGATCAACAAGACAACCGTAGCCGTCGGCAACACCATCATCGCGTTCCTATCGAAAGCCTGGTCGACGATCAAAGGCACGGCCCTCGGCGCGTGGTCGGCCATCTACAACGTGATCCGAGGCGCCATCGCGAACG